CGCGAGATGAAAAAAAGAAGAAAAAACGTGTCATCGCCAAATTATATAGCAAAAAGTCTAAGGTCTTCAAAGTTTAGTCAAAAAGTGATACAATCCAAGAAATTGTACAACCGTAAAAAGGATTTAAATGGCGACTTCAGGAACTACTAGTTTTGATCTTTCGATTGAGGAAATAATACAAGAAGCATATGAAAGATGTGGGATGACTACGACTTCTGGTCATAGTCTTAAATCAGCTAGAACAAGTTTAAATTTATTATTTGCAGAATGGGCTAATAGAGGTATTCATCTTTGGAAAGTGGCTCTTCATGAAAACGCCCTTGTTTCAGGTCAAGCAGAATATAGTGTTAGTGCAGGCGTGAGCGATGTTTTAGAAGCTTTTGTTTCATCCACTGCCGCAGGATCTAATAACGCAAACACACAAGATGTATCATTAACAAAAATTGACAGATCTGCTTATGCGGCTTTACCTAACAAATTAGCTACAGGACAACCTTCACAGTATTATGTTGAAAGAGCCAAAACTCCTAAGATTTATTTATACCAAGCACCAGATTTAAACACTTATACAACTTTGAAATATTATGTAATAAAAAGAATTGAAGATGCTGGAGCTTACACTAATGATGCTGATGTAGTTTTTAGATTTTTACCTTGTATGGTAGCAGGTCTAGCTTACTATTTAGCAATGAAAAATGCTCCTGCATTAGTACAACAGAACAAATTAATTTATGAAGATCAACTTAAAAGAGCTTTGGATGAAGATGGTCAAAGAGCATCAACATATATTACACCACAGTCTTTTTATCCTAACGGAGTTTAATTATGGCAAAATTTGCAACAGGTAAAAGATCACAAGCAATATCAGATAGATCTGGTATGGCTTTTCCATATACTGAAATGGTAAAAGAATGGAATGGTTCATTAGTTCATTATTCTGAGTTTGAACCTAAACACCCACAAATAAGAAGAAGACATTTTACAGCTGATGCAATAGCTTTACAGAATTCAAGAAACATGAAGTTTCAACAACCTATTCAACCATTTATTAATACAAATACAAGCGATGTGACAATTGCTAGTTCTGGTGGGGCATCAGTAGGTGTTGCAAATTTAACACTACCAGGTGATTTTGCTTTTATAACAACTGGTCATCCTCCTGAATCAGCAGAGGGATCAGCTATTACAACAATGGTTCCTGCGGATCCATCGCAACAAAATAGAAACAGACAATTAGAAATAGCCCTTGAGGGTGTAACAGTGAGAATAACATAATGGCTATAACACATTCAGCATTTTTAACACAAGTAAGAAATTATACAGAAGTTGATCAAAATGTTTTGACTGACCAAATTATACAAGATTTTATAAGATCAGTAGAACTAGATGTAGCAGGTAAAGTTGATTATGATGATTTAAGAAAATATGCAACTTCGACATTTACTGCAGGTAATAGATACGTAACCATACCAGCAGATTCTTTAATTCTTAGATCTGTGCAAGTTATAGATGGTAGCACTAGAACTTTTTTAGAAAAAAGAGACACTAGTTTTATATCTGAATATAATAGCACTGGTGCACAAGGCACTCCAAAATATTTTGCTAATTGGGATGATTTTACAATTTTAGTAGCACCCGTTCCTGCTTCTGCTTTGACTGTGCAAATAAATTATATTAAAGATCCCCCACAATTTACATCTACAAATAATACTTTTTTATCTACATATCAAGAATCAATGCTTTTACATGGTGTCTTAGCTGAAGCATTTAGATTTTTAAAAGGTCCTATGGATATGTACAAACTATATGAAACAAAGTACAATGAGGAAACACAGAATTTTGCCCTACAACAAATGGGTAGAAGAAGACGTGCGGAGTATGATGATGGTGTACCAAGAGTGGTAATTCCTTCACCTTCTCCAAATAAGCAAATTAATTAAGGAGGCCAATATGGCAATAACAACAAATGCAATTTGTAATTCTTTTAAAAAAGAATTACTACAAGGTAAACACGACTTTGATACTGCTCCGAACGGAGATGTATACAAGTTAGCTATGTATACGAGTTCAGCAACTTTAGGTAAATCAACTGAAAACTACATCACTGCTAATGAAGTTTCTTCACCATCTGGCGGTTACACTGCTGGTGGAAAAGCTCTTGTAAATCAAGGTGTAAAAGTTTCATCATCAGTAGCTATTACTGATTTCGCTGATTTATCTTTTCAAGGAGTTACATTAACTGCAAGAGGTGCACTAATTTATAATACACAAACAGATGGTGGTTCTTCAACTACTGACGCTGTTGCCGTATTAGATTTTGGAAGTGATAAAACTGCAACATCTGGAACATTTACAATCCAGTTCCCTGCATTCACAACTTCTGCAGCTATTTTAAGATTAGCGTAATAAGTTAAAGGATATGAATGTCAAACACATGGGGTGCACTTAGTTGGGGACAGGGAGATTGGGCCGGTCAAGGTGATGTCTCTCAAACTCTTACAGGTATAAGTGCATCCTTTAGTGTTGGACAAGTTGTTTCTGATGCCGAACTACAAGTAGGTTGGGGAGGAGACACATGGGGCGAAAACGAATGGGGTGATCTATCTGGATCACAACCAGTAGCTGTAGGATCACAAGCTACTTTCTCAATAGGTTCTGTTGCAGAATTAATTAATGCTGACGCAACTGTAGATGTCACAAATGTTGGCCAAATGGCTTTTGGAGCACCATCTGTAGTAGGTGGAACTTCTGTCGATCAAGGTGTTACAGGACAACAACTTACATCATCGATGGGTGATGAAACAATTAACATTGGTGTTAACATTACAGGTATCGCAGCCACATCTAGTATTGGAGCTGCAACAGTTGATGAATCTACTTTAACAGGTATTGGTTGGGGTAGAGGATCATGGGGAGAGTTTGCTTGGGGTGTAGCATACTCTGCTTTAGCTCAAGGACAACAATTAACTTCAACTCTTAACTTCCCAGCAGCAGGTGCATTTACTGATGTAAATGTTAGTGTATCAGGTGTTCAATTAACATCTACTTTTGCAAGTCCATCATTCTCAATCACTATCGATCAAGATATTTTTGTATTAGCAACTGAAGATCAACTTGATGCTACTGCAGGATCTGTAGCAGATGTAACGGGTACAGCTACATTAGATGTAACAGGCATAAGTGGAACGTTCTCTATGGGAACAGCAGAAGCAGGTTTATTCTTAGATATACCTGTCACTGGAGTTCAACTTACTTCAACAATAGGAAACTTTAGTTTACAACAGTCTACAAATGAGCCAGTAACTGGACAACAATTAACGTCTTCTTTAGGAACCGCTGATGAGGTGCCAGATCAAATTGTTGGAGTCAGTGGTATTCAATTATCAGGATCTGTTGGACAAATCACAATGACTGGAGATGCTCTTGTACAGCCTACTGGCGTGCAGTTGACTTCTTCAACAGGAAACCCTAATATTACAGCATGGCAGGAGATTGACCCTGGAGTAAATAATGTTTGGACAGAGGTTGATTTGGCAGCATGATTAATGTAAAATTAATAATTATTTAAGGAGAATTTTTTATGGCATCAAGTTATTCAGCAGACCTCAAACTAGAGTTGATGGTAACCGGTGAGAACGCTGGTACATGGGGTGATAAAACAAACGATAATTTAAAATTAATTCAACAAGCCGTTGCAGGTTATGAAGCAGTAGCACTTAACAATGGTGGGACTGTAGCATTAGCAATGTCAGACGGAGCACTATCAAATGCTCGTAACATGGTTATCAAATTTACAGGAACTCTTACAGGTGCTTCTGTAGTTACTGTTCCAGACACAATAGAAAAATTTTATATTTTTGATTTGTCTGCAGTAGGTGGGGTAACAAACCTTACAATTAAAACTGCAAGTGGAACTGGTTTTGCAGTGGGTGAAGCAGCAATAGTTGCAGCTTACACAGATGGAACGAATTTAAATGAGATTGCTCTTAATACTTTAGGTGGTACTATTGGTACTGCTCAAATTGCAGACGATGCAATCACAGCTGCAAAAATCGCAGATGATGCTGTACTAGCTGCAGCTCTTTCAAACAATGCGGTAACAGCACCAGCTATTGCAGCTAACGCGGTTACTACTGCAAAAATCGCAGATGACAATGTTACTACTGCAAAAATTTTAGATGACAATGTAACTGCAGCGAAATTAGCACACACTGCTGTGACTCCAGGCTCATATACAAATGCAAGTTTAACTGTTGATCAACAAGGAAGACTAACTGCAGCATCTTCAGGTGCATCGGCAGGTGGAGACTCTTTTGATTACACACTTGCTATCGCAAGTCCAGGACCTGTATCAACAACTTACTCACCATTAACTCCAGGCGTAACTGCTGGAATTGGTTATGCAGGTGGAGGAGCAGGAAACGGTGGTACTAGAAATGATCCAGTTAGACCAGGAGGCCCTGGTGGAAATGGTGGAGTTGGTTTCTTCGCAGTATCCGTTCCAGGAGGATTATCTGGACAAACAGTTAACATCGGGGGCGGTGGAGGATCTACACAATTTGCAAACGTTACAATTGGTGGCGGTGGAAATGGTGGACCAAACGGTGGTGATGCAGGAAGTAGAGGATCACCTTTCTCTCCTTTCCCTAACCAACCAGCTGTTGGTGGTTTATCAGGATTAGATCCAAATGCTAACTCATTTAGTCAAACAAATTTATTTGATTTGAAAGTTGTGTTTCCAGTTATTAAAGCAGACGGTGTAAACACAGATGCTTTATCAAATACATTCCCAGCTGCGAACTCTGGTTTCTTCCAATTAGCAAAAACTATTGGTGGCCCAGGTGGAAGCCCTAACCAAGGTGCACAAAATGGAGGACCAGGTTATATGTTCTTCTGGGAGAAAAATGGAGGTGGATTCTAATGGCAGCAATAATTTGGAACTATGAAGGAGTAAGTCCTATTGTTTTTTGTAAAGATGATGCAGCAAGAGATTATGCTTTAAAACACGAAACAGGAGCAGATGCTACTGAAATTTCAGATGAAGATTTTAACGCTTTAGTTAGAGGTCAAAAAGTAATTAATTTTGAATCAAGACATAATTCAATTACATATACTGATAGACCTGACGCAGTTGCAAATCTTGAAATTTTTAAACATGAACTTGAGAGATGTAAGTCAAAAATAGAAGATCATCTTAAATTTCATAATGATGAAGTTGATCAACCACACAACACTAGATATCAAGCACATCTTACAAACATAGAAACTGTAAAAGCTGAAGCAGATGGTGGTGCGTTAAGTGATAACCCATCTTTTCCAATGGATTCTTTTTATTCATATATGGAGGCAAGATTTGGATCTGCTGTAAGTTATATGGAAATTCCAGTATAATTAA